GATGCCAAAGTTGCACAATTAAAGTCCAAAGGGCCAATGTCTGAAGAAGATGCAAAATCAGCAAAAGAAATGGAAGCCCAAGCAGATGCCGCAGAACAGGTACTTGCTAATGGAATAAAACAATTAGATGAAAGTAGGGGTGGTTTCGGAGATTTCAAGAAAGATGATAGAGATGTTGAATTTACAGAAGCAGAACAAAGAAATGCAGATGCGGTTCTTGAGAAATTAACTTCTGTGATTAAAGACATTACATCTAAATTACTTTCTTCAACTACCAAACAGTTAGGTAAATACGAAGCAGATTTGAAAGAGGCAGTTTCTGACTTAAAGGAAATCTCAAAGTATTTCGGAAGAAGTTCATAGGTGAAATAAATGGCTTATCTTCTTGAAAAAGATAAGTCCACATCGGATGAAATTGTTCGCTTATTTGAGAAAGTAAGAGTGGCTTATCTATCGGCTCGTACTGACCCTAAAGAATACGGGTCTAAGTGGAGAAAATCAATTGATTCCATAAAGGAAGCCTATGAGAATACTAATGAGTTGGCAAACGAATTAAAGAACTTTATAGAAATTTCCGATTTAGAAACTGATGATGTTAAAGACCCCCAATCTCAGAATGCTGAGAAAATTTTCAATGGTATTAAGAAACTTCGCTATTCTTCCGAATCAGTAGCAGACCCATTTGCTAAAAGGTTCAAAGGTGAAGTTCTTGAAGAATTACTTTCTTCAACTGGCAACATGGTTAAATTTGTCCATTATGCCATTAGGGATGACAATAAAGCACTATCTCCAGACATTTACGCTGTTAAAGACATAACACCCGACGATATTACGGACGGTCTTCAAGGGCTTGACCTAGAAGTGGACGACATAGACCTCTATATTATCGAGCATTACGGTGATGGAAAAGACTCAAATAAAGTCGAATCTAAGGTAAAGGCTGCTATGGGAATATTAGAACTTATCTTCCTCTCTAAGAACAGTGAAGATGATTGGGAAGTCCTTGAAGAAATAGAAGGATTACCGGTTGCTAAAGCAGAAAAGAAATCAAAGGAAGAAAAATCAGAATCCGATTTCATAGTACCCAATAAACCAATGTATCGCATTTTTGAAATAGAAGATATGAACGAACTTAAAGGATTTACTGGGGAATATTATGTTCAAGAGAAATACGATGGACTTCGTATTCAAATGCATAAAATAGATAAGAAAATTCAAGTATATTCCTTTGATGGTAAAAATATTACATCTAAGTGTAAAGAACAGGTTGAAGAACTCAAAAAGAAACACTTTGGGGATTGTATATTAGATGGTTCTTTAATGTTGTTTAAGGGAGAAGAACATCAAAAAAGGGCTGAGACAATAGCCCATGTGTTTGATAATAAAAATGAAGATGGTATTTTGAAAATGCACATTTTTGATTTATTAAGACATAATGAAAAGTCATTACTAGAAGAACCTTTAGAACAAAGAATGACATTAATTTTCAACAATTACTCTATTCATTCAAGTGAGATGTTAGCATTCCCATCAAAGAAAGATACCCGCTTGGCTGATTCAATTAAAGATGTTGAAGAATATTCAAAAACTATTATGGAAATGCCAACAGCAGAAGGTGTAGTCATTAAAGATGCCACCTCTACATACTATGTTGGAACTAAGAAAAATCCTAAATGGATTAAGTGGAAGAACTTTGTCGATTTAGACTTGATGGTTCTTGATAAAAAATCATCCAAGGGTAATTATTCTTATACATTAGGAGCAGGGCCAGCAGAAGGTGAAGGTAAAGATTACCAAACAATAGAAGGTAAAACATACATGGTTGTTGGAAAGGCACTTAACACCAAAATATCTGCCGACTTAGGGAGCATTGTAAGGGTCAAAATAGACCAAGTGAAGAAAGAGGGCGAGAGATACATTGTTCATTCAGCAAAGGTCATTGAAGTGCCGGAAGCGATACACCCAGATAAATTGGTCACTCTCGAACTTCTTTCTAAAGATGAGAAGAAATCATTAAATTACAATGTAGAGGCATTGAAGAAAGGAATTATGGTCACAGACCATATTCACGGAGAAGCATCTATTTTGATTAAAAGTGATATGGATGGATTTACTATCTATGGTTTTGAAGAAGATAACTTGATGGCTAAAAATGCATTAGTTGATTTAGACCTTTGGAAAACACAAGCAGAAGAAATTATGAAAACTAAACAATCTCGATTAACTGTTGCTGGTTTTCAACATATGAAAACAACTGGACCAAAAACAATCAAAGAATTACATAATCATTTAGTTAAAAACCATAAAGATTTATACGAAGACATTCTTGAAAGTAAATTTGATAAACTTAAGGATTGGATGAAACAAAGAGATGGCATTTCTTATGATGAGAAGACTAAGAAACTTTATGCTGAAGATGATAAAATAATGCAAGAAGGTGATATTCTTAAGGAGTATAAAACACCAAAGGAATATCAACAAGGTAAGTTTAAATTATATCTAAGAGATGATGATAATCTAAATCTAGTCATTAAACTAAAAGATGAATCAATCAATTGGTTAATTGATTTAGAAGACGATGGTGATATATTTGAGTTGTTTGGTAAAGCAGGTAAATTCCCTGCTATGGTAGCAAACAATATATCTAAGAGAAAAATCATTGATGAAGGTGAAGTTAGGTTAGGAGTTCAAAAACATGGTTATCATGAGTATTTCTTGGAAGGAAATAAATTTGAAACTAAGTTTAACATAAGAAAGATAAAGGTAGATAATACCGATATGTGGTTAGCATGGTCCGGTTATAAACAAAGTCCTGCTGATAAGAAAGATGATGCAGGTTTGTGGAATATCTACGAGGATAGGAATAAAGAATTGCCCCTACCGGAGAAGTGAGGCGAGTCTATTATATACTCAAAGTGATTAGGAAGGTTTGAGGAAACATGGCAACAAGTGTTATGGCGACAAGGAATGATGATTTCAACATTCTGAAGAGCAACGACGACTTGATGATTGGTGGATATGCAAGCATTGAAATCGTGGATAAACAAAACGATTTGATTACACTAAAAGCATTAAAAGAATCAGTAAAAAAGTTTATGGAAGACTCAAAATTTAGAAATGTAATGACAAATCATTCAAATGTTCAAGTTGGAGAAGTTGTTGATTCATATAGAGATAAAAACGGAAAATTATGGAAATCCGAAGTAGATGATGTGGGATTCTTTGTTGTAATTAAATTAAGGGACGACATTGAAAAAGCAAAAGAAGTAGGAAGAAACATTCGCAAAGGGTCATTAAGGTCATTTAGTATTGGTGGACAGGCATTACAAAAAGTAAAGAAAAGCCACAACGAATTAGGGGAATATAACGAAATTAGTAAGTTAGAACTCCATGAAGTGACAATCTGTGAAAAAGGCATTAACCCCGAAGCGAAATTCGATATTTTAAAACAAGATATAGGAAGTGAAAAAATGAGCGAAAAATTAGAAAAAGCACTGAGCGAGTTAGACACTCTTCTCGAAGAAGTAAATATGCTTCGTAAAGAAGAAGAAATGGCTGATGATGAGGAACAAATGATGCCCGACGAAGACAGAGAAAAGGGTAATTATGAAATGGCTGAACATGAAATGGCTGAACATGAAAAAGGCATGGGCGAATACATGAAGGATGAAGAAGATGAAAATGCCGAATACCAAGACGATGAAGCAAAAGCATACCTTCATACTCTTGATGGCGCAGGAAACCAAATTGGCGAACCTGCTGACCGAATCATTATTGAAAACGGAAAGCCAAAAGCATCCGATATGCCAGTTGTTAAAGCATTCAACAATAATGAATTTAATTCTCTTGATTTGAGCAATTCAAACATTGAAAAGGCATATGCCGCTTTCCGTGAGGAACAACTCGAAGCACTTGCTTACGATAACCTCCGAAAGTCCTTTGAGACTCGATTTAATTCTGAAAGAGCAAACCGTGAGAATGTTCTCGCAAAGTCTCAATATGACGCAGCAAGTGAAATTGCATCTCTAAAGGATGAGTTCACTCAATTGCGAAAGTCTTTGACAGCAGAAAAGGAAACAATCCTAAAGGCTCAAGAAGAATCAACTATTACCCTCCCATCATTAACCGATATTGCAGAAATGGAATGGTCGGATATTCATAAGATGGTGAACAACATTTGAAGGTGATTTAAAATGACAGGATATATTAACACAATTGCAGACTTAGAAGCCCAAACATACGGAATTAACAACTTACCTGCTGGTAATGCTCTTTTGAAGCAAGCAGGAATGGTTGGCGGTATTCATACCGGACACGACGGTTCTCCGGCATTGTCCGGTTCAGCCGTTGGTGATGTTTCAGCACTATACAACATCGTTTATGGACAAAAGGTTTGGTCTATGCTAAACCGAGAAGTGAACGCACTATCAATGATTGCAAAGCGACCTTACTCTTCGAGTGGATGGCGAGTTCTAAAGAGCCGACCTGCTGGTGGAAGTGGAAACTTATTCACTGTTGATGCAAGCGGAACAGAAAACCTTGCTGAATTAGGTTCTGATTCCCCAAGAGCAGATATGATTGGTGGTGTTCCAGAAAATGCCGCTCTTTCAACTGCACAAGATGGATTAGGCCCAATTGCTCCAACTTACGCTCAATTGAACATGAGTCCAAAGGTCGTTGCACATCAATTCGATTTCAGCGAACTTGCTATGGAAATGGCACAGATTGATGATGGAATTGGCGATATTCGAGCGCAAATGCGTGAAGATATGGGTAAGCACCACGCAGAAGTCCAAAACAAGATGCTTGTTATGCCATTAGAACATTACGGTGAATCTGCCGCTATGCCTAACATTGGAAACAACTATTCGTCATTGTTGAAGGTTATTACTTCAAGAGCAGAATTACTCCTAATTGATGGTGGAGTCCTCGCAACTGATACTACTAGTGCTTCTAACAATTTAGGAAAAATTTACGGTAGTGAGCGATTTACTGCCGCTTCTTTCCTTGATGCAGAAGTTGATTTCGGAACAGACTACACTGCTGGAAATGTTCGCTCTTTGACGCTAACTCTCCTAAATACAATGATTCGCAACTTGCGACTTGCTGGTGGTTCACCAAAGGTTATCCTTACTGGATATGATACAATTCAAGCAATTGCTGACCTATTGCAAAGCCAAGAGCGATTCATGGACCGAAAGGAAATTGTTCCTACGGTTAATGGTGTTCGTGGAACAAAGGGACAAGAAGTTGGTTTCCGTGTGGCAACCTACTACGATATTCCATTGATTCCTGTTAAGGATATGACCGCTACTGGTGCGGCTTCATCCAAACTAAGTGATATGTTATTCCTTGATACAGACCATTTGTGGTTATCTGTTATGAAGCCAACTCAATACTTTGAAGATGGTATCGCAAACGGAAATCCATTTGGTGTCGGAACTTTGGGCAACCGAGCACTTTACCGAACAATTGGTGAAGTTGGCTGTTCATTCTTCAAGGGTCAAGGAAAGATAACAAACATACAATGAGGTGATTTAGAATGGCATTTGCAACAGTAATACATTTAGAGATGAATTTAGAAGGAAACCGTAAATTAGTTTGCGGGCAAACAACAACAGACGGAACAGATGGAAACATCGAAACAGGACTTTCTTTAGTCGAAAGCCTTGTTTTTACCCATAAAGGTGCGGCAGTAGAAGCAAATGCGGCTACTGTTAATGCTAACTTACCGTTAGCAAGCGGCGATATAGCAATTAAATGCACAAGCGGCGATGTTGTTTATTTCCAAGCAATCGGACAGTGAGGTGTTTTAATTGGCACTAGCATTTACAGTGACTTTATTGGGCGACCATAAAGGAATTACACGGCCTAAAGTAGTTGGCGATGAATATGTGGTTGATGCTTTGGTTGATGTGAGTTCAATAGTAGCGGCAGGTTCAGTAATACCTGCTTCTTCTTTTGGTTTATCATCAATTACGGCGGCAGTCATTACAGGACATGATAACGCTAATGGACTACAAGCACAAATAGAATGTTCAGCAACAGGGGCTTATGAATCTGATAGTTCAATAGCACTGATGTTCACAAGTTTAGACGGAACAAACGATACTGCGGCTAACGACGCTAATGGTGGTTCAGTCCGAATGCGTGTTTATGGCAATCTTTGAGGTGAATTAAATGGTAAGAGTTCGATTAAGTGATACTTCATCAGTTCGTCGGCTTTACATCAATCCAAAGCAAGAGATTACAAGGGAAGAAGGGGTAGCCGTTCCTT